GGGCTTGCGGAGACCCTGCGCGAACCAAAGGTGCAGGCGTTCGTGCCGCTGGTGGAATACAGCGCGACCGGGGACAACCGGACGCGGCCCACGCATCAGGGTTTGGACGGCTACATCGGCACGATGGAGATGTTCGACCGCCAGGGGATCGCACCGCCGTGCGGATTTAACTGCTTCCCGTCTTGGCAACCTGTTGAGGGGGCGGTGGACATGGGCTTCCGTGCGTCATATTGCGGTGCGCTGGTACACCTCAATACGCGGTCGGGTAGCACTATCGCAGCGACAGCCAATCACCCAATACTGACCGACCGGGGATGGATTCCGGCCCACGCTGTCAAGGTTGGCGACAAGATGCTGCGCCGCAGCGTCCAACCCGTGAACGCGGCGGAAGGACTTGGATACAACGAGGGCAACTACTTGCAGCCCACGGCCTTGCAGATATTCAACGCGCTCGCGGCGAAGGCTGTAACCCGTACGACTGTCAGCGCGAAGGCCAACGGCCATATGTTCGATGGCGATGCCATTAGCGCGCATGGCGAAATCGACGTTGTAAGGACCGACCGGGTACTGATGTTCGATGTGTTCAACGCCCAAGGCGCGAATAGCCTCCAAGAGCGGCAGCTCGTCGGGGCTGGTCAGCCGAGCCTTGGATTTGGCGCATCGGGTCAATTCGTCCATGCTTCGCTTTCGGCCACGAACGGCAGCCCAAGCCGCCCCGCATTGCCGTTTGACGGCAGCCGGATCTTGCTTGATTCCGCTCCATTTGAGCGTTTCGGCCTCCCCCTGCGTGCGGAGCTTGATGCCTCGCTTGAGGAGTCGGCGATCAATCGCACCACGAGATACGCCGAGCGATTTGGCGATTTGATTGGTGCTTTCGCCGGCACGGTAACGCTTGACGATGTTGTCGATGTCGATGTTGTTTCTAAGTGGGAGGGGCATGTGTATGACTTCCGAAGCAGCAGCGGCATTCTACTCGCTGACGGTTTGATCGTGAGTAATTGTCGATGCTCTTTGATACCCGTGCCGGCGGCGCGCGCCCTCGAGCGCGGGTGGACGGATGTGAATGGCAACGTGAACTACGCCGCGCTAAAGCGGCACAACGGGAAGCGCCAGCAGCTCATTGACACGCGGCAGATTCCCGATCCCGGATTTGTGAATGCGTAAATCGCAAGAGAGGACGCTACGATGGAAGGTATGAGCAACAATCGCAACGAAATCGAACAGCGGCTCGGGGTGTTTGCGCGCCCTGGCGCGAAGGCGGAGATGGGCAAGTCCGAGTTGCAGGAGCATCTTCGGGCAGCGCATCGTGCGCTAAATTCCGGCAACAAGCGCGACCTGATTGCGGCGCTTGATCTCGCCAAGCGCGAAATCAACAGCATGACCCCAGGTTGGCTTGTTGGTGATTATTCGGCGTTGCGCGAGGAAGCAGAGGCAATGTCCCGTCCCGGCGCGAAGGCGAAGATGGGCATCCTGGATCGCATCAGCCGCGGTTTGAGTGCCGCCACGGCGAAGCCCGTTGATCCCACCACGCCGCAGTATGCCTCCGGCCTAACCGCCGCAAAGAAGGCCGCGGAGGATGCCAAGAGCAACTACGACTACATGGCCGATCTCAACGATGCTCGGTTCAAGCAACTTGACAATTACGTCAAGGTGACGAGCAGCATGATTGCCAAGATGAACTCCACGGCCGATATCCAGCGGCTCATCGCTGGCCTCAAGGCCGCGGTGGCTGCGCGTGTGTTCGTGCAGTCCTCCATGAAGACCCCGTTCTCGCGGTCTCAAGCGAAGACTGTGTTCGCCTCACAGATGAGCGATGCTGATAGGGCATTGGAGACTCAAATCAAAAACGCACGTAGCAAGATTATGAAATCGTGGGATAGTTGTCAGATTCTTGAGGAAATCCTTCGGGATGCCGCAGCCGACAACCGGAACAATGAGAAGGGGAACCAATTCAAGGCTTTGAGGGTTGAAGCCAAAATGTTGGGAGATAAAATCCACAATCTTGCCGTTGACGCGGGTCAACTTGGTCAATACAACGGTTCATACATTGGACGAGCCAAGACTACTGAAGAGCTGCGCGCAGAAGTAGCCAAGGCCCAAGACCTACTTCGCAAGCTTGCGCCATTGAACCAAAAGGGGGAAATGATTCGCAGCACCGCATCAAAGCTCATGAAGTCGGGATCGTTTTCGCGCCTGGGTGAAAAGACCGAATTTGCCGACGGTTGCGGAAGTGGATCGGGCGGGTTTAAGCCGGGTAACACTTGCGGCAAGGAAGGTGGCAAGGCTGGCGGCGGTGGCGCAAAGAAGAAGAAGCCAACCGCCCCGAAGCCTTCAACTCGTCGATCTGATGTTGAAAATAGGGTAAAGGCACGGCAGGCCGAAGAACGTGCGCGAAAGCGCACTAAGAGGCCATCCGGTCCAGCCGATCTTTCCGGATACGAAGAGATGGAAGAACTCAAGTTCAATCTGTCAGAACCAAAGGTCAAGAACTGCACCGTGGACAGCAAGCCGCTGGCCTACGGAAAGGATGACGCTGGCGAGACCGAGCAGGACAAGGCCGGCCTCAAGCTCATGGAGAAGGCCGACAAGGCCGTCAGCGACAAGATTCGCACACTCATCAAGGAAGGCAAGCCGCAGGACCAGGCGGTTGCCATTGCGCTCGACATGAAGCGCCGAGGAGAAATCTGATATGGACATCACCACCGCACAGAACAACTTCCGCAAGGTGACGGCCGCGTCCGTCCCGGCCACCTACAACGCGGCATCCGCCGTCCTGACCACGACCGTGCCGTCTAGCGGCACTTCGGGGACCGGGAACGTGCTGCTGTGGGATATCAACACGGCCGCTGTCAGCGGTCAGAACCCGTCCCTGCTGTTCGTGACCCCGTTCCTCGTGTCGGCCACCACCGCGCAGACCACTATCGGTATGCGGATCATCGGGTGGCGCAAGTACCTTGAGGCCGCTGGCACGACCTTTTGGTACATCCCCACGGTGCTGGCGGATTTGACGCTGACCTTCACGACCGGCACAGTCCCGAACTACACCATTGACAGCGTTGCGAATACGCGCACGTTCAGCGGCATCACGCAGGTCTCGGGAACCCCGTCAGCCAACCTCTACTCCCCGGCCACGGACTCGGCTTCCAACGTAGCGCCCGCCTACGCCATGATCGACCTGGCAGGCGCGCAGTACGTCACCGCCCAGTTCAAGTCTAGCGGCACGCCCGACATGGGCGCGTTTTGGTCCACCCTCTGATGAATCGCGCCAACCGTCCAAGGATGTCACGCATCAGCGGCTCGTCCCGTGCGAGCAAGCTGATGACTCGCGCCGGCGACGGCTCCACGCTGTCGCTTGACTTCACCACGGGTTCTTTGCCGGGAGGCCTAACTTTCACGCGCAGCACGACCGCTACCTATATCAACAGCAGCGGATATGTGACGAGCGCGGTTATTAACGAAGCGCGTTTTGATTACACAAGCGGAATATTGCGCGGTTTGCTGATTGAGGGAAGCGGCACCAATTTGCTCAACTGGAGCGAGTCATTTGCCACAAGCGGCGGCACGAACAACAACTGGGCCGATACCAGTATTACGCGCACAACAGGGCAGACCGATCCTGCGAACGGTACAACGGCCATTCGCTTCACGGCATCGGCAGGAAACGCAACTGTAATCAGCACCGCAGCTATTGGAACTTCCGCACAGCGGACATTTAGCGTCTGGCTTCGCCGCGTGACGGGTACGGGAAACATTCAATACACAACCGACAACGGAACTAACTGGACAACGCAAGCGATTACATCGTCATGGGTTCGTTATGCGTTTGCTGCTACTACAGCATCGCAGCGCGTTGGAATCAGAATTGTGACAAGTTCCGATGCCATTGAAATGTGGGGCGCACAACTAGAAGATGGCTCCGGCGCATCCTCGTACATCCCGACCGGGGCAAGTCAGGGGACCAGGGCGGCGGATTATTTGCTTTCAGCGTCATCAAGTGGTGCAGGTAGGAGTTCTGAATTCTCGCTTAACGATTTAGCATCAGGCACTTCCGCATTGAACGAATATACAGTCTTGTGGGTGTATGGAAGAGATCCAAACAGTAAACAAGAGTATCCAGCATCGTTGTTTGCAAGAACCAATGCTGACATTAAACGGGTAGATTTGAGAGACTTTAGCGGTACTACTGCGGAAACGCAGACGCAAACACGCACGGTGCAATCGAGAAATATTGGAACTGCGTCAATAGCAAAAGTTGCTCTTGCTCAAAAGACGAGTGCATACCCAATTTCTGCCATCAATGGAACAAGTGCAACACTCACAAGTGGCGTAATTGATTCAGCACTTGGGCTTCAATGGGTTCAATTGGGCAATTCATCACAAGTTTCAGGTGCATTTAATCCAATATGGGCAAGGCAATTGAAGTTGTACCCAACACAACTGACCGCAGCCCAACTCCAAGCCTTGACCACCTGACATGGACTACATGCTCCGATCAAACACAGAGTCCGATCTAGACGATGCACTCATTTCCGCTGGTGTGGCGCAGGAAGTCACCGATGTAGATGGCGAGGTCACCGTGCAGCCTGTAGCAGGGATCACGCTTGACCGCATCGGTCCGATCCCGGCGCAGGTAGACGAAGAAGGCATCATCGTGCGCCCAGGCGACCCGCGCTATCACGCGAACATCCGGGCCACCATTGAGCTGACCGAAGCCCAGGTGGAGGCTCTGCCGACGTTCACGCCGACGCCAGGCGTCCCGTACCGGGTGTTCATCTGATGGAAATCGACCTTAAGCCAACCGAAGAGATGGCCGCCAACGCCGAGCGTGGGCTGGCGCTGCGCGAGAAGCACGGCCGCGGTGGCACGGAGGTGGGCGTGGCTCGAGCGCGGGACATCAAGAACCGCAAGAACCTGTCCCCGGACACGGTGCGCCGGATGAACTCCTACTTCGCCCGCCACGAGGTGGACAAGAAGGGCGAGGGTTGGGGCAAGGATTCTGCCGGGTATATCGCGTGGCTTCTGTGGGGCGGCGATGCCGGCAAGGCGTGGGCTGACCGCAAGAGCAAGGAACTTGACCGCAAGGAGGACAAGACCGTGAATAGCAAGGCATCGCACAGCGTGCAGGACGACGGAGAGAAGATCAAGATTGAGCGCGTGGAGCTGTTCATGGCGTTCGACCCGGCCATCGACGATGGCGAGGCCGACCCGGAGCTGAAGCGGTTTAACAACGAGCGCCTGAAGTCCATCGTCCGCGCCACCCGCGCCCACATGGCGCGTGGCTCCTTCCCCCAGGTCGTGGTCATGCACGAGAAGAACGGGGACGAGCCGAAGAGCGCCGTGGGCAGAATTCCTTCGATCAATTACGAAGAACGCAATGGCATCGGTTACATTGTGGGAGACATGGAGGTGAACAAGCCCATCTTCGACAGCCTCATTGCAACCAACGCATTCCCGCGTCGGTCGGCAGAGATTTGGGCTGAATCGAATCACCTGTCGGAAGTGGCCCTGCTGGGCCGCGAGACCCCGCGCCGGCCGTTGCCCGATACCCACTTCGCCCGCGAGGGAAAGAAGATCACTTGTTCCAAGTCAAACTTCGACCTCGCCGGGGTCGGAGGCGGACTCAACACCTTTGTCCCGGCGACCACCAAGGAGGAAGCCTCAATGGCATCCAACGATTACCGCGAAGAGCTTGAGGCGATGAAGTGCGCCATCGGCGAACTCGCTGACATGATGAAGAAGAAGTTCGGTGAGGACGAGTCCGAGGACGAAAAGGACGAGATGTCCGCCGAGGACATGGAAGACATGGACTACAAGGACGAGAACGCCGAGGACGGCGTTCACATCGACATTGGCTCGCACGAGGGTGCGCCGGATTCGGTGGACATGGAAGAGGAAGAAGAAGAGGCCATGCCCGTGGTGGCTGCCCGTTCGACCTACTCGCTGCGTTCGGAGAACGCCCGCCTGAAGTCCCGCATGGAGCGCCTTGAGGCCGAGATCCGCCGCGAGAAGTTCTCCCGCGAGATCGACATCCTCGAGCAGGACGGCTACCGCATCCCCGAGTCGCAGCGCGACAACCTGATGACCCAGCTCCAGGCCAGCCGCGATCCGGTTGCCCTGCTTGAGTCGTGGCGCTCCCTGTTCTCCCGTGACCCCATCGGCGCGAAGATCGACATGAGCCGTGCGGCCATGCCGAAGACCGTCAGCGGTGGCGACATCTCCCAGTTGGTCAAGGAATTCGCCGGCAAGCCGGAAGAGTTCGCCAAGGCCATCAATTCCCGCATCAAGCGTTAATCGCAGAAGGACACTACAGAAATGCTTCAGTTCTCCCCCAATCTCGTTGCAGGCGGCGACATCAACCCCTACGCCATCGTGAAGATGTCCACCACGGCATTCACG